AGATTGTAGCGAACAATCTTTGCAGGTGCTTTGTATGATGCTGCCTTGTAAACTTCACCAGTCTTCTTATCAACAAAGGCATGAACAGACTCGGAACCACCATTAGTTTCCATCATAATTTTGTGATACTTGCGACCACTTTGGATGTAAAACTTGTAGGGATCAGAGTTAGGATGACGACGATTGAAATCCTCTGCAAGACGATCACACAGAGTCAATGTATGCTTACGAACATTAAGTTGAATGTCATTTCTTGCATCTTGAGTTGCAACGAATTCAGCGAATGTTTGTGAGGTCATGGTGAAATTCCTTTGACTTTTATAGAATACAGGAAAACAGGATCAGATCAATAAGTTGTGTGCCACTTCATTGACTGTCACATGATAGGATTAATTCCTATTACTTTTGCCCTAGGATTACGCGCAGTTGCTGTTTCCCTAGCATGATCTCTATTGGAAGCATATACTTCCTCGGTGAAAACTTTGCCACCGACATACAATTTTACTTCCCATTTCATAGTGATACCTCGAAGCGATTGTTGTTGAAGTTAGCATGAGAGAAACCCTCTCTATTCACGAGTTTGAACATACCAAACTCATTTGTCTTTACATAACCTTCACCTCCACATTGTTTGTTGCCGATGAAAGCATCAGGACCGTTATTCCTCATCAAGAATAACATATCCATCTTGATAGATTTGACCAGTGCCCACAAACGTAACACATTAATATCAATCTTGTTTGCAAAAGCAAGTGCCTCAAATGTCAGGTCATCAATATCAAGACCAGCACGAATAATTGAATTGAGTTGTTGCTGAACCTGGCGTGATTGCTTGTCAGTTAGAAACTCACACATACACGACATTTGCTTTGCAAATGATACAATCTCATCGAAATCTTCATCAAGTTGCCATGCATTAGGATTCACGAACTTGCAATAGGGAGTGTCATCGAAAGGATAAGATTTGTCAGAGACAAAAGCATCCCTAAGATCGCCCGTCACAGTATCATAAAAGGTATGAGGTGCGATGATAATATCCTGAGAGATTATTTCATCGAAGATGTAAGTAATCGTATTGGGAGTAAAAGTATCATCACCACCAAACCCGATAAAATCACCTTGAACAATCCCGTCGAAACTAGGAAGAAAATCAAAACAGCGGTGTAATATATCAGCAACATTGCCAGAATGATTCCGATCAATATCATCATGCGTTTCATTGATCTTGATCTTTACTTTATTGAATACAGATTTTGTACCGACAAAAAAGTTGCCAGTTGCAGGATTTGTGCCCCATACGATTGCAGGAGCACCATCAATTTTCACGGAAAGATCACCATCAGCGAGCAACCAATCCAGCGCAGTCAGATCACCCGTCAGGATAGAATCTTCGGGGTGTTGAAGGTGTGTGTTTTTCATGATTACATCATGCCATAAAAAAAGGGGTTTCGCAACCCCTTGTGTGACACTTATTTACTGGCACATTAGTTGTAGTGCCTATTCTTAATTTTGATAAGATCCCAAACTCCTTCATTAGTTGTATCTTGAGCGATAAAACGATGCTCAGCGCGAGGATCATTCCATGGAAATCTTTCAACAGGAAAATACTCATTCATCGAAAGAAGTTGCTCTTCTAGTTTAGGTAAATGTTTCTCAAAGATTTCTCTTCGTTTCTCATTCAGATCAAAATCTGCTTTAGGATTGTTGGGAACGTTGACACAAAGTAAAAGATTCATAGGAATACCTTGCTTCAAACAAGACTTCAACTTATTCATAATCTTATACACAGTTGAGTTCCAGGTAAACTCTTCAAGGCAGAGAGTATTCTCTTCACCAACAAATGTGTCATACCAATCATCATATTCAAAATCAGGATCATCAATCTTTTTAGTTGCCCAGTGAGCAAGATGATGACTCTCAATACTTTTTTTGAAATGAGTGTAACGCTTAGCAGAAGCAAACTTACCAGTGCTTGTTTGAATTTTACTGATAAATTTGTTAATCAATCCTTCGCGCTGCTTACCAGTAATGCTGCCACTACCTTGACACAGATCTTCCACCTCATTTCTAATCCAAGTATCATCAATGATGATTCCATCCTTAATATCAATTTCCATCAAATCTTCGACTGCCGCTTCAATATCCTGAATGGTATTGTCACGATTGATGTCAGCATCATTATTATTAATGATAGTGGCAAACTTGCGCTTTGCTCTCTTATTAGCAAATTTTACTGGTTGACCCATCCAACCAGTGATCCCCAAAATTTTGCTAGTTTGATAACGTAACTCACCATCTTCTCGATCTCTTGTATCAACATCGAAGTAAAATGGTTCTTTATCAGTAAGAACACCTTTGCGATCTAATTGATCGGCAAATTTGTTGATGTCTTCTTGACTTACGCTAACTTTTCTACCAGAATTTTCAGAGTTGTTGAGACTATCCCATTCGGTATAAAGTGGACCTGAAGGGAAGGAGACACCGTGAACACCACAATCGCGTGGTTTATGAGTCCAAACTGAAGGATCCATATTATCTGGACCCCAAAATTTATTTACAGTGGTTGCCATTTCTAAAATTGAATTAATGATATTGTATTAGAATCAGGAAGCAAAGTCAAGCACATTTGTCTCTGATGCGATCCTTTGTTGTAATTTGTCATAATACTCAGAATCACGCTCGCATCCAATGTATCTGCGACCAGATCGTTTTGCTGCGATAGCAGTAGATCCAGATCCCATAAAGATGTCTAGGACAGTATCACCTTCAAGAGTATATGCACGAACAATTCTTTCCATTACTTCCAGATTCTTGGTAGTAGGATGCCATCCACAATAATCTTTTGATGTAGTGTGATTATTCTTTTCCCAAATACATGTAGGAATTGTTCCCTCTGTATAATCTTTTCCAGTTCTAATGTTCTTCTTCAGTTTGCGTTCTACTCTGATTTCTTTATCATTGAAGAGAAAATCTTTGCCCTTAGACCAACACCATGCATACTCATGTTTGCGGGCAAAGTTAGTCTTACTGCGTCCTCCCCAATTATATCCCCAGATGATTTCATTCTGTGGTGTAAGCACAGCATGATTGTCTGTAGTCTGTAATTTGTATCTCAGGAATGTTTCGGTCTTGAGTGTACCCCATACAATAAACATACGATTGGGTTTAAGTACACGAACACATTCATTTGTCCATTGTTCGC